TGTTGCAGCAGGTTTTAGTCCTCCACTAAGAGCTTTATTAACTGTTTTTTGAGCTGCCGTATCTCTTATATTATTCTGTAAATCTTTAGCAAATTGAGTAGGTGCAGCAGGTCTCGGAACTGTAGGTGTTGCAGCAGGTTTTAGTCCTCCACTAAGAGCTTTATTAACTGTTTTTTGAGCTGCCGTATCTCTTATATTATTCTGTAAATCTTTAGCAAATTGAGTAGGTGCCTCACTCAATACTTCCGGTCCTTCCCCACCAGTCACCAAACCTAAGTAGATATTTTTAAGCTCGTCTAAATTCTCTTGCTTCATTTTACTAAAAAAGTACTTTTTCTATTATTTATCTTATATGATCTTTCCAATATTCATAAGGTGTTGTATCTACTTCTCTTAGTTCTTCTACATTAATTCCAAAATCAATATAATATTCTTCTTTTTGTGTTTCGGTTGCTCTAAACGACCGTGGTCGCACTTCACCTGACTTCCCTCTTGGTTTTACCATATGAGTTTTGACCTCAACTCCTGGTGTGTTTTGAACCGCCTTATGGACCTTTGCAGCATCATCATACATATGAATTTTCTTATATCCGTGTTTTTGTGATAAACCTTGAAGTGTATCTTTCTTCTTTACTCCAACATCACTACCTTCAAGATTACCTGTACGATGAACGTGAGTATGTCCTTTACCGTTTTCTCCTGGATTGATATTAATACCATACTTAGAAAGATGTTTTGCAAATGCAGGTTGATCGTCCATATCACTACGAGCCGTTACAATATGAGTATCATATCCTCGTGCTTTTTGTTTATTCAAATGCTTAATCATTTTTTTCAAAGGTTTTGCTGACTTTTCAAAAACCTTTGAACTTCTAAACTCATCAAAGTTATAAGAATGACCCTTTGGAAGTTTATGAGTATTGAATTCTTGATTACTCAAACTGTGCGTTCTTTCTCCTTTTTCATTATGAACGTGGACATTCACCTTTGAATGGTCGTGACCAAACAAAGTTTCGTCCATATCATATGCGTGTGCAGTTGTTTTTGGTCTAGTGCCTCTTGCTTTCTCTTCCAAATATTCTTCAAATATCATACCAATAAAACCTTCACTTAATCCAATAATCATATCGTTTGCAGTTTCGGCATCTTCGGCAAATCCATATTCTATAAGTGCTTCTACTACACACTCATAACTATTTTCTATTTCTTCTTTCTGTGCTCCATAATAAGCACCAAGTGCTCTCTTAATTCTTTGCTTCGTACTATCACCCTTGAATGTTTTGCTCTTTGAATGGACGAAATCGCTAATAGTAGAACCAGCATCAGCACCTACATCAATTGTTTCACTTCCACTCCAATAATCATTCCAACTTTTCATATCCGCCTTTGCTTGCTCTGGTGATGATGGTTTGAAGGTCGCACTATTTTTACGAACTGAACCAACTGGTTTTCTTTTCTTTGGTCCAGATGCTGCTGCTTTTTTTGCCAACGTATTAATTTCTTCTTCTGATGGTTTTTCTGCTTGAATTTTTCCAGTCGTAGGATTGTAGTGTGCTTCTTTTACTATTTTTCCTTTCGGTTTATATGAATTTGCAAGTTTAACGCCCGACTTGTTAGGAAGATCTACTTCTGCTGCTTTTTTCTTTTGTAGTTCAACTGCTTTTGGTCCTAGTTGTTGAGCTGCGTCAGGTGTTAATGCTCCAATTCCTCTGGACGGTTTTATTTCAAAACTCAAACCTTCATTTATGTTTTCTTTTTTGTAAAAATTAGACATATCATTTCTACGGTTTTTATTTATTTATAAAAAAAGGGGGCATATGCCCCCTTTTTTACATTTTTATAAATCTTCCATTGGAATCTCTAGGTAGAGGATTTCTTTTCCTTTCTGCCCAAACTTTTTTCATAGATTCACGCTTTCTTTCAATTTCTTCTGGAGTTTGTTTTCCGGGTCTTCCTTTTCTATGAGATGAAGTAGAACACTTCTCCCTTATCTCAGGTGTTCTTTGATATGGAGTATATAATGACTTATATTGTTTTGGTGGAGTATCTCCGCCATCAGTTTTATTTTCCAATATCCCAGTCCCATTATTCAATCTTCCCCACTTTTCTATCAATTTAATCTCTTCAAGTAAAGCAGTTTTTTCATCAACATCTTTTATGGGGAAAATGACTCTTTCTTCCGATGGGACTTGCACACTGTGTGATTTTTGTTTCCATCTATTATTTTTTCCCTTACCAACATAGTAAGGGGTTCCATCTTCTTTTAGATAAACATAAACATAATAATTCATAGTTTAAAATTAGAAAATTGATCTGAAGTCACGTCTTGCTTAATTCCACCAACCAAATAGCTAGAAATTTCAGTTTCCTGGGGTGCAACTTGAACTGATTTAGAATTAATCCAGTGAGAAGTCCAAGGAAGTGGATTGTTCTTTGATGCAATATCATATTCAGGTTTTAATCCAACTGCTTTCATTCTACGATTTGCAATCCACTCAACATAGTTTCCAAGTAGTTTATCATTCAATCCAATCATAGAACCATCTTTAAACAAATATTCTGCCCATAGTTTTTCTTCATTTACACACTTTTTGAATGCTCCTCTTACCCATTCTTGTTCCTCCTTAGCAATCTTCTGCATCTCTGGATCATCTCCGTCATTCCATTTGTTGAGGATGTTTTGAGTGATGACAAGATGCTGATTTTCATCTCTTGCGATAAGAGAGATAATTTTGGCAGATCCCTCCATGAGTTTAAGTTCCCCAAACGCAAAAGAACACGCAAACGAGACATAAAATCTAATCCCCTCTAAAATGTTTACATTCGCAACAGCACGATATAGTTTTCGTTTTAATTCAAGTCTTGCATCAGTTCCATAAGGAACACCTTCATTTGCAAACTCCCAATCATTAGAAGTTCCATAGGAATGTGCAGAATTTATAAAATCATCATAAGCACCAGTAACTGATGATGCTCTTTCTAATATCTTTTCATTATTTAGAATAGTATCAAAAACTTCTGCTGGATCTGGATAAACATTCTTAATAATATAAGTATAAGATCTAGAATGTATCATTTCCATAAATCCCCATACAGTCATACATGCTTCAAGTTCAGGAAGAGAACAATAAGGTGTAAATGCCATTCCAGGACCACGACCTTGAACACTATCAAGCATAATTTGATACTTTAAATTTGAAGTAAAGATATGCCTTTGTTCTGGTCTTAGTGTTTGGTAATCTGCACGATCTTTTTGTAGAGAAATTTCTTCTGGCCTCCAAAAGAAACCAAGTTGTTGTTGAGTTAACTTATCAAAAATTGGATACTTATAGGAGTCGTATCTTTGAATTCCAAGTGGTTTTCCAAAAAACATTGGTTGTTTCTTGGAATCAACGTCATTAGTATTAAAGACAGTCATTCCTTTTAGCATTGTAGGTTCCTGCGAGTGAACTCTAAATTTTGCAACTTTCACAGTCATCTTCTCCTGAATTTAAAATTTCATTTACTAAATCATCAATAGTATTTACTCTTTCGTCTTTTGCATCATCCGTCTTTCCATCATAAGTATTTTGGTAATAACTTGTTTTCCAACCTAGTTTATATGTGGTGAGAAAATCATTTGCCATTACACTTACAGGAACTTCATTATCAGGATAATTCTCTGGATTATAAGACCAATTACCTGATATTGCCTGATCAAAAAACTTTTGCATTACTGCAACAATATTGATATATCCTCGATTAGATTTCATATCCCAAAGTAAAGTATAATTATTTTTGAGAGTTTGGTATTGAGGTACAATCTGTTTTAGTGGTCCCTTTTTGGATTGCTTGACTGACAGATAACCACGAGGAGGTTCGATACCATTAGTTGCATTAGAGACGACAGAACTGCTCTCTGATGGCATCTGTGCTGATAGTGTGGAATGTCTCAACCCATACTCTAAAATAGATGCTCGTAGTGCTTCCCAGTCGTGCTGAAAGGGAATATTAGAGATTTCATCTACATCTTTTTTATAAGTATCAATCGGAAGCATACCATCAGAATATTTGGTACGTCCAAAATATTCACAATGTCCTTTTTCTTTTGCGAGTTGGTTTGATGTTTTCAGCAAGTAATACTGAAACGATTCAGAAAGACCATGCACAGCATCCCAAGCACCTTGAGAGTCATAAGCAAGTCCCAGTTTTGCAAGGTAGTGTGCGAGTCCTATAAATCCCACACCAAGAGCCCTACGACGCTTTGTGAAGTTCTCTGCTGCCTTTACAGGGTAGTGTTGATAATCAATCAGTTCCTCAAGTGCTCTTACTGTAAGGTCACAAAGTTCCTCAAGTTCTTCATCTGATTTTATTTTACCAACATTTAATGCACTTAAAATACAAGTTGCTATTTCTTCTGGTCCATCATCATCAATATGCTGAAGTGGAACAACCGGTAAAGTTATTTCTTGACACAAATTTGACATTGTAATCTGGTCCTTAAAAGAACTATGAAAATTACAATGGTCCATATTCATAATATAAATACGACCTGTTTCTGCTCTTTCTTTAAGAAGATTGAGGATAAGTTCTTGTGCCTTTATTGTTTTCTTTGGAACATTGGGGTTATTTTCATATCCAAGGTAGAGAGAATCAAACTCAATTGTTCCGAAAGAATCATATAATCCAGGTACATCGTGCGGGGAGAAAAGCGTAATTTCACCATCTTGAATAAATCTTTCATAAAATATTTTACTAAGTTGAATTGAATAGTCAAGTTTACGAACACGATTATCTTCTGTTCCTTTGTTATTTTTGAGAACAAGAATATCTTCTATTTCTTGATGCCAGATTGGAAAGTGGACAGTAGCACTTCCACCGCGAATCCCGTTTTGTGTACAACATCTAACAGTTGATTCAAACTTTTTGAGGAATGGGATAACACCTGTATGAGAAACTTCTCCCCCTCTGATTTTGCTGTTGATGCCCCTGATTCTGCCTGCGTTAATACCGATACCAGCCCTTTGTGAGACATACCTGCCAATAGCCATATCGCTGCTAAAGATACTATCGAGGGTGTCATCAACATCAACCAGAACACAAGATGCAAATTGACGAAGTGGTGTTCGCACTCCTGCCATGATTGGTGTCGGAATGTTGATTCGGTGTCTTGAGATTGCATTATAATATTTACGAATGTAATCTAAACGGATCTCTTTTGGATATTTAGAGAAGATTGTTGCTGCAATCATCATATACATAAACTGCGGAGTTTCGTATACTCCACCAGAACTACGATCTTGTACCAAATACTTATCAACTACCTGACGAAGACCGGCATAAGTAAATAGATAATCACGACTATGTTTGATAAAAGAACCAAGACGATTAATTTCTTCTTCTGTGTATAATGATAAAATTTCAGAGTCATAAACTCCAAGATTTACACAAGACTGAATATGTGTAAAAAAGTCTGGATGCTCTTGAAGTTTTCCATATAAAGATTTACGAACAGAAAATAACAAAAGTCTGGCAGCAACATATTGATAGTTTGGGGTTTCCAAATCAATCAAATCTGATGCAGAACGAATTAAAATTTCTTGTATTTCTGCTGTTGTAATCCCATCATAAAATTGAATGCCAGACTGTATCTCAACTTGAGATGCAGAAACCCCAGAGAGGTCTTTGCAAGCTTCCTCTACCATTATATGAAGTTTATCCAAATCTAATCTTTCGGCAGTTCCACTTCTTTTAATAACCTTTGTTCCATTGCTCATACTCGTTTCCATCCAATAAGTTTTGCTTTTGCTACTAATCCCATAAAAGTATTATCTTTTATGATTTTTTCTACATCAAGTCCTTCTAATATCATATCATTAATGTCCTTATATTTCAAGTCTTGTGGCCAAATCACCACAGGAAATTTCATATCAATTGTCTTTTCGACTCTTGCTATCATTTCTTTATTTCTTTTTTCATTATCATAAACAAATACAAATTCAACATCATAATGGTGAATAAAAAACATATAATCCATATCAGCACCAACCATCGCAATTGCATTATTCAAAAACATACTATCAAAAGGACCTTCGACAATATAAATTGTTTTTTTCCAATCAAGATTATCCCAACCAAAGATTTTGGGTTGACTATCATCAAGAATGATTGTAATGTATTTAACTTTTGATGATTTATTTAAACTACGACCTTGATAACCAAAAATTTCACCATCCTTAATTAAAGGAATAATAATTCTTGGTTCATCATATTGAACCGATTTAAAAGTTTCTTTTTGTGTATTTGTCCATTCTTTAAAATTTTCACAGTAATATAATTCACTTAAAAACTTTTCTGGTATCTGTCTTTTTTCTAAATAAACTCTTGCTAAATGTTCTTTATTTAGTTCTAGGATAGTTGGAAGATTGAAACTTTTTTTTTTAAATATTGGTGCTTCGAATTTAAATTCTGGTTCTGGTGTATTTGATTTCTTTCCAGTTAATCCATTCTTATATCTTTCCATTACATACTGATCATAAAGAACAGTATCTAAATCTTTTAAAAAGTTTGTAAGAGTTCGTGTTGCACCACAATTGTGGCATTTGTAATTATAATCATTTTTGATTTGATATAAATATCCCCTTGCTTTACTTTTTTGCTTTTCAGAGTCTCCGCAATAATTACAACGAAAGTTATATAAACCTGATTTTTTCTTTGTAAATTTTTGAAGCCTGGATGAAACTAACGAAATGTATTTCTCATCAATAAAACTCATCTTTTAATGTTTTCTGAATTTGGGACTATTCTCTGTTCTATCTTATATCCAAAATTATCAGGTGTCAATATACCGCCCATTAATGATGTTGCTGATGCTACCACAATCGCAATAGCAGTGCCAATTCCAATCACCATCCATTTGACTTTTTTGACTTCTTCTACTTTTTTATCAATTTCATTTATTTTTTCTTGTGCTCTTTCAATCACTTCATCAATACGATCACTCAAATCGACATCTTCTGCTTCTACTGTTTTTTTAAGATCATCGATCATTTTAATGATTACTTCGTCAGATCTTATGCCTTGCTCTAGTCTTTCTTCGTGTATTGCAAGCATTTTAGAAATACCTTGACTTGTTTCACTAATTGCGTATATTGCATCTTCAATCTTTTTCATCATTTGCTCATAGATAGAAACTTTTTCTTCAAGAACTGCAACTTTAGTATCAGTTGATGCTCCAGTTTGCTTAAACATTTTTCTTTCTCCTAAAGATATTTTTGTAAAAAAATGGAATACCTTTATATTTTTTTTTTCTTAAATCTACTGGTGGGTTGTCCGGAGGAAGACCTGCAATATTTTCACCTGAAGCATTATTTGTTGGCGCACCAGATGATATTATTCCGTCTTCTCGAAGATTACGAATAATACTAATAACCTTTAATAGAACTTCTTCTTTCATTAGATTGAGTTTAAAATCTTAAGACACTCTATGTCTACTGGTATATCGTGTATTGTAGTTTTTGGATATTCTGGAAGTCTTCCAAGATATAAAACAAAAGTCTTTAAAACACCCCAAAGTTCTTTATTAATTTTATAAAACAATAAAGGTGTTGTAGCTTCTCCAAATACATTATAAAGAGACATAAAGTGATTAATGATTAAATGAGTATTTAAATCACCGGTATTTTTATATTTGTTTAGAAGTCGTTTAATCCACTTAAATCTTTTCATATCTTCAAAAAAATCCTCTTGCGTAATTGCTTGTGGATTTTCATAATGTTTAATCGCAAAGATTATGTAGTTTTCTTCATTCAATTCATCAAATCTCATATTGTATATTATCTAACTGTTAATGTAGTTGTTCCAAGTCCAACGGCAGTTACTCCATCTTTTTGTAAAGAAAGATAAGTTCCAGCACCGCCTATTTGACGAATGATGTCAGAAGTAAAGGAGCTAATGATACCAACGCCAGTTGCACCATCAGTACCAACACCAATAAATCCTCTACTCATATCAATAAACAACTTTGTAGCATTTGTTCTTGTGCTAAATGTAACTCCAAGTCCTGCAGTAATTGTTGAAGAAATTGTACTTGCAGTTCCAATTTGAACAGAAGTAGTTCCAACAGCAACAACAGAAACATTTGTAAGTTTACCTGCTACTGTAAGTGAACTTCCAATAGAAACACCCGTTACTGAGTCAACAAAGATATTAGTTCCACCAATCGCAACAGTTTGTCCTGTCGTAGTTACTGATGTTGTGAATGGAACGTTTGCAGTAAGAACTGAACTTGGTGAAGTAAAGGCAAATGCTACTCTGTTGGTGATTTGTCCGTTGTAATTTGTAAAAACAGTCAATCCGTTGCCATTTACATAGTTAACAACTGGTGCTCCAGGTGCGACTGATGCTGCTGTCCCAACAATTGCAGTACTTTCATTTGCATTATTAGCATCAAAGGTACGAATTCTAACTGTTGCTCCGGCAGAAACATAAACCAGTTCATTATAAACAAGATGAACATATCCAGTAGTATTAGTAGCAATACCGGTAGTTCCGCCACCACCAACAGAAATTGACGATGCCTTGTTTGGGTCTTCGAAGAAAACTGCTACTGGAGTAGCATTTCCGAGTCCTGTAGTATTTGAACTAATACCAGTAGTATTCAGACCAGCAACAGGAACTAAAACCTCATCATAATACCTGGTGCTAATTCCAGAGTTTTCAGAACTCTTGTAGTGTCTGTGTATCCATCCTCGACCATCAGCAAAAACATTATGCCCTGTAATGTTTTTGTCAACGATGTGCATAAACTTTGGAATGTTATAATTATTTGCCGCAGTTTCGGTTGTTGTTGAAATGCCCCAGAGTGCCATTCTTTTCTTCCGTAAGTTTTCCTAAAAGTATTTATAAAAAATGGGGAGTTATTTACTCCCCAGTAAATCTATTTTATATTTAGTGAATTTTTCAAAAAATTCACTATAATTTAATAAATTGAGTTTTTTTATAATTACTCTCAAGGAGTAATATCTTTTGCGCCCTTCGCCTTCAGAGCATTTTGTGCCTGAATAATGATAAGTGAAAGAATACCGTTAGCCTTGACTTTTGGATTTGCTCCAAGTGCTTCCGAAACTGCAAATAATACAGTTGCTAAAAGTGCTTGATTAGCTGATACCCATGCCCATACGATTGCGACCGACATAATAACCTCTAGGTGAAATGTTCCTATTTTATTTATCTATTTTACCTCAATTTAACAATTCCACTTTCTTAATGCTAATGCCTTTCTGGTTGGGCGACCTTTTTCATCTTTCATAGGTCCAGGCATTCCGCCCATACGAGCACAGAATGATTTTCTACGATTTGCTGATTTTGAACCTGGTTTTAATTTTGAGGGTGGAGTAGTCACAGCAAGAGAGAGTTTTGAACCTGGATTTTCTCTACGATAAGACGCAATTCCTTTTGCATTTAATCCACCTTCTGGATTCTTTCCCTCCTTTCTTTGCCAAGCAGCAGATTCTTCATTTACCTTTTTATCTTCTGGATTGATAATGATTGTATTTTTTCCTTTCATCACATCTATAATTTTTTCTTTTTTTCCTTTATCTTTTTCGTCTACTTCAATTAAAAGTTCTTCTCTCCAATTAGAATAACTTTCCATACGTTGAGTAATTAATCCTGCTTTAATTGCTGGATTATTTCTTGCTCTTTGTCCAAGTGTTTGCTTTTTAGTACCACGACCACCAGTACCTCCAGATGGAGGAAGTCTTTTTGTAGATGGAACAAGTAATTTTGGTTGTTCTTGTGATTTTTCTGTTTTAGCAGTTGGTGCTTCGGGTGAAGGATTTTCTTTTTTTTCAGTTTTTCCAGGTGGTCTTCCAGCTGCTTTTCTTTCTCTTTTTTCTTGTTGTTTCTCCTTTGCTTTTGTTTCTGCTTTTTTTCTTGCTGCTAATGCTCTTATACCGTGAAATACAGCACCACCAACTCCAACAGCAGCAGAACCCACATTTCCCATAAGTTTAGAATATGCCGTGCCTTCCTTATCTTTGTCCGAAATAGTTTGGGTTTGAATTCCTTTAAGTGACGCCTTTGCTTGATCTAAAGGTCCTTGGACATTTTTTTCTTTCGATTTTTCAATTTGTGCTTTTTTTTGTGCTTCATATTTTTCCTTTTTAAATTCAAGTTGGTCGTCCAAATACTTCTGATAAGAAGATTTGCCTTTTGTTGTTTTTTCTGCTTTATTTTTATTTCTTTCATCTCGTAATGCTGCTTCTCCTGCTCTTTTAATTTCAGCAGCAGTTGCTTCTTGTATAACTTCCTTCCAAGTTCTCATTTTACTTTTGTTGCTTTATTGGTATTTATATTTTTCTTTGGTATTGTTTCTTTAATCTCTACGTCCGTAAAAGAAACTACTGGTTGACCTGGTGTAATTGATTGTGCGTGTGCTCGGTAAGAGCAAGTTCCAACTTCATATACTTCTCTCAAATCTTTTAACCAACTCTTAAACATTACACCTTCTTTCGTTACGCAAATTAAATGATTTGCACCACGACGAAGTATTCTTCCAATCAATCCAGTATTTTGATTTTCGACTAATGCTCCAACATCAAAAAGACCATTATTTTTGTAATCCCATCTTAATCCACTAAAATCAAGTTCAGGTGCAATTTTCCAAAGTTGTGTATTTTCTGTTATCTTAATTGATTTTGATAAAGTATTGAACATTTCTTGTTTTTCGCCCATCTTCATAGATGGTGGTAATCCAGCAGAAAACTTTTCATAATCACCAAGTGCAGCAGCAGTTCTCATCATTGATGAAGAACCAGCAGTTTCTACATCACTATCAGGGTCCTTTACACCAGACGAAACTACTTCGATATTATTGAACTGATAATTTTGACCTTCACCTTTATGTGCTAAACTTTGAAATTCTCCAAGTCTATCTTGCCCTGTTACAATTACTACATCAGTATAACCATCACTATAAACAGAACTTAAAACATCAAAAATAGTTTTAATATTATCACTATCTACAATATAATCTGCATACTTGGAGAACATAGATTTCATATATGAAATCTTTAATTGTGGATTGAGTGGATTTAAATCTCCATCCTGAATACGACTTGGATAGATACGATATTCATATTTTTTTCTTATTGATTGATTATAACCTGCTGCTAATAATGCTTCATGATTTTTGGATGGAGGATTAAATCTACCAAGTAAAATTACAATCCCATTTGATTGCTCCTCTTGTGTTTCCTGCTGTCCTACTTGTCCTTGTTGTGTTGTAGGTGTTGCTTGTTGTGTTGATACTTTTTGTTTTACTGATACTTCTGGTTGTTGTTTTTTCTCACCTTGTCCAAAATATTTTAACTTTCCGCCAATTGTTTTTGCTATTAACTTCCCTTGCTTATCATACCAATCCCCGTGTCCATCACCCACAAGACCTCTATTCTTTGCTTCGGTAGATGCAAGGGTTTCTGTGGCTTCTTTGATGAATTGGACAAATGTCTTCATTTATACTAGGTTTTCTAGTTATTTATCTTATCTTTTTTTGTCTTCTAGTTTTGTGGGTTTTCTTTTATTTGTTTTTGCTTTTTCTCTTTCTTCAATTTCTCTGTTTATCGTATTTTCTAATTCTTCATCTTCTTTTTTTTGTTGTCTTTGAGTAGCAATTTTTTGAATTAGTTCTCGTTTACGATTTTCGCTTTTTGTTCTTAGTGCTGCAAGATTTTCTGCTGCATTCTCTAAAAATATTTTAAAAGTTTTCATATAAAAAATACTCTGCTATTTTTATATTTATGTAACTCTTAACTTGATAGAACTAGTCATATCCGATGAAGATTCAAATTTTATTCCAATTGAAAATAGTTTTTTTCCATTTTGATTAATTAAAATACTAAAATCACTTTTTTTTAATATACTAATAGTTGAATTTAAAATAGCATTTACATAGTCGTTTTGCATAGGTTCATACGGTTCACGACGATTAGTTACAACAATATAAAAGGGAATATTAATTAATCGTAAAATATCTTCAATAATATAATCTTTAAAACCATCTTGGTCTTGTGTTATTTTAGTATTTAATAAAGAATAAATTTCGTCTCTATATGAAGATTTAACATCGTTTGCTGCTTGTTTGAATTTTGCTATATCTTGTATAACATCAGTTTTTAAATACCACTTTTTACCTTTTTTAAGTGAAGGTAAACTATATTTTGATATTATATTAGGGACAATATTGCGATATAGACTATCTCTACTACTTCCCAAATGTGTTAACAACCCATCAATTCCTGGATTAATTTTTACACTTCTTGATGGTCCAATAAGGTTTTTTATTGATACGCCAAGATATTTTTGAAATTGATTTGGTAAGTTTAGTTCCAAAAGAATATCACTAGGATTAGTATTATCAAAAAATGAATTGATTGATTTGAAATTATAATTTTGTCCAGTCATAATCAAATTTACAATACTAGACTCGTCTTTTTTTGTTTTTATATAATTTGTAATTTTATCAGAAATATTTTTTGAATTATCATCGAGAATACTAAAATTATAATTTGGGGAGGTTTGAGATATTATAGTTTTATGCTTTTGTATTTCAGTTACAAAATTTTGATTTGGTGTTAAATTATTTGCAACTGAATATTCAACATATTTTCCTATCGAATCATTTATATTTGCCACAAAAAATACCCTAATATTCTTATATTTAGAATATTAGGGTATTATAAATCCCCCTCTACTCTATTTTCACTACGATGAATATCAAAAGTTCCTTCTGGATATCTTGCTGATAGTTTTTGGTAATTAATTTCCATCAATTCTTCAAAAGTAGTATCAAGAGCAATGCAAAGTTGAGACATATACCAGAGAATATCTCCTGCCTCTTTTTTCATATGGATGATATTTTCTTCATTATATGGCTTTCCTTGCAAGAATATTTTTTTTATAATTTCTACAAGTTCTCCTGCCTCGGCACTCACTCCAAATGCAGCAGTCATAAGACGAGGGACATCTGCATCTCCAATTTCCAATTCAGTTAGACGAGAAAGCAAAGAAGGAAAATCACTACTTGCTTTACTTGTAGTTTCACGAACGAACTCAATATATTTTTTTGTATCAATAACTTGGGTCATATTAGAATTTAAATCCCTCAAATGATTTTTTAGGTTTCTTTTCTTCATCATTATACTCTTCATCTTTACCAGAGTCAAGTATATCAGACTGTGCGCTTTGCTCTACATCATAAAGTTTCATCTTTGCTCTATCTATTCCAACAACAAATCTTTTATTGGATGTTGGGTCATTATATCTGTTCTTAAGTTGCTTTACCATAATCTGTCCCAATTGTTCTAATTCTTCGGTAGAAATCAAAGCAAACATAAGGTCAGCAGTCGCAGGAAGACCAAAAGACTCACTAGTATCAGTCAAATCTGGATCAGAATTTGTAGAACCACTACGAGTAGTTTGTGTTGCACTAAAAATAGGAACATTCATTTCTACCGCAAGCCCTCTTAATTCTTCAGCAATTGATTTAATATAAGAATAAGAATTAACCGAAAGATTACCTTTATATCTTGAAGAAGCACAAATATTTAAATAATCAATAAAAATAATATCAGGACGAAATGATTTTTTCAATTGCAGTTCATTTAATAATGCTCTAAAATGTCCCGAATGTGCTGAAGCAGTTGGATATTCTTTAATGATTAAAGTTCCTTGTGTTTTCTTTGCAATAGCATTTACTTTACTTTCAAACATTATTTTTGGAAGTGTTTCAATATCTTTAATATTAATATTTAAAAGATTTGCATCAATACGTTCGGCAATCTTTTCCTCCGACATTTCAAGAGTTATATAAAGAACATTCTTTCCTTGTAAAAGAACAGAAGCAGCAACGTGGCACATAAAGAGACTTTTGCCCACACCAGTTCCGGCAAGAGCGATATTGAGTGTTTTATTTGGTATACCACCTTTGGTAATCTTATTGAAATAATCTAAATCAAATGGTATTTTTTCTTGTTTTTTGTGATAAAAATCATAACGTTTCTCAAAATCATTTAGATAATCGTGCCCAACATTATTATCAAAACCAACTGCTAATGCTTCTTGAAGAATACTTGGAATTGCATCTCTGTTTTTCTTTTCATCTTGACCATCAGCAATTTTGATACTTTCCATCAAAGCAAGATAAATTGCTCTATCACGACACCATTTTTCGGTAGTATCAGTTACCCATTCTAAATCTGCGTGTCCATCATCAAGTTTTGAAACATAATCACAAATAGTTTTGTAAGTATCCTCTGTAATATCTGTTCTTTTTTCAGTTTCAATTAAAAGAACTTCTTTAGTAGCAAGTTCTTCATAAGCAACAATAAACTTACAAATCTCTTCAAAAACTACTTTCTCGTGAAGGTTTTCAAAATACTCCGTTTTAATAAAAGGCAATACTTTTCTACAATATTCATTATTAAAAAGAAGATTGCGAAGAATAGTAGTTTCAATTTTTTCCATTACTTATAGTGCAAATACGTATGTAAAATATACTTAGGGCCACTTATAGGCATAAGACCCGAATGAGGAAACATCCAAAGTGGAGGAAAAACTAAAAGATTTCCTTTCTTTGGTGTAATCGTCATATTTGAAAATTTTGTTTCACCTCCCTGCTCTACATCATTCAAGTACCACAAAAAAGATAAAAATCTTCTTGCGGATTTATAATCTACTACATCAACGTGTGTATCAAACTCATCATTCCCATCGTTATTATAACGCTTAATTCGAAATTGCTCAAATGCGTGTTCTTCTGGAAAAACTCTTCTGTCTACCATTTCGTAATATTCGTTGCGATATTGAAATGTTTTTTGAATAAGATGATTGTGAACTTGCTCAATCTCTTCTGTTAATTTGCAATTTTCTGTTAGATTGATTTGCGTAAAGTTTGGTTTTCTTTCATTTTCTATACGTTCTTGTTTATCTGAATATTTTTCAAATATATCAATTAAAAAATCACAAACATCATCTTCAAGAGCATTTTCATATACTTGAACTAATTCGTTAAGATTTTCCATAACTAAATTCTTTTTGTGCCGTTTCATCAAGTGCCTGCATTACTTCGGCAGTAAAATACTTCTCTGGATCTTTAAATATTTCTTTGGCATAAAGTTTTTTTCCATCAATCTCATAACGCCCTGCTACATTTTTCCAAAGTCCACCAAGTTCACCAAGCTCAAGAAGACCATAATACTTATCAAGCCCACGCTCATCATAAAATAAACGAATTTCGACATCTTTATTTTCTTTGCTTAATCTTGATTTTTGTGTCTTTGCTTTAATAATATTACCAATAACTTCTGTTCCATCCTTTTCCTTTTTCTTTGAGAGATATATGATAGTTGAAGCAGCATATTTTAATCCAGAACCTCCACCCATATCCTTTGTAGGAACATAAGAACCAATTACATCATATGTGTGATTTGTAACTAACATTGGTATTTTTGCCTGTCCTAACTTAAGAGTTAACATTCTAAAAGCACCTTTAATTAATTGTGCCTTTGTCATATCACGAGTATCTTTTTCGGCAAGAGCATCATTAATTTCTTTATTTGTGGAAAGCATACCCAAAGAGTCTAACACAAATATACAAGGTTTACGTTCTTCTTCTGGTTTTTTTAAATAGATATCAACTGCTTTTAATGTTTTAGTTCTAAATTCTTCAATTGTAACTACATTAATTACAACAGTTCTTTTAGTATCTACACCACGACCTTCTAAAAGTGATTTAGTGACTGCAGCTTCAGTATCAAAATACAAACAATATCCATCAGGATGACTATTAAGAAAATTCTTAACGACTGCCAAACTGAAGAAAGTTTTTCCTGTGCTGCTTTCACCTGCGATTGCAGTAATTTTATCACCAGAAACCCCACCATATATACTGCCACTGACAAGAGCATTAAAAACGTATGAACCAGTGTCCACGTATGTTTCAGATTCATCAATCTCTGACGCAATAGAAGCATATTGCCCTCCTACTTCTTTTACAATATCTTTAAGAAAATCCATAGTCATACAAAAAATAATTCCAAGTTAACTGTTTTTTTCACGTTCCATCCAATAGCATCTAAAATGACTTTCATTGGGTCAAGAAAAGCTTTATTGAATTGTAAATCATAATCTATATATTTGTCTAGTGCTAGTTCCTTTGGAAATTCTTGAATAAAAGAAATTACATTTTCACG